TATAAGTTCATGAAGGAGTTCTATATGAACTCCTTTTTATTGTCAAGTAAGCTAAAATATGTTAATATAATTATAATAAATAGACTTAGGAGGAGAGAAATGTCAAAAAAATATATATCTGTAGCTCAAGCATCTAATAGATTAAATGTTTCAATAGGTACAATATACAATTATTGTAGAACTGGGGCATTAGGCTATAGATGTATAAAAAACTTAAAAAGATATACATGGCAGATCGATTTAGAAAGTTTAGAGTTATTAGAAAAAGAAAGCTCATATAAAAGTTCTCTCCAAATAAAAAAAGATTTACAATATAGTCTATTTTAAAAGAGTTTAAACACTCTTTTTTTATGTTCAAATAATGGTAACTTTAGTAGATTTTTATTAAAAAATACCACTAGTCAAAATTGAATTAAATATAGATAAATTCATAATTTTGATGGTAATAAAAATTCTAAAAAAGTTTATATTTTTTTTGAAAAAAGACTTGCAAAAATCAAAAGGATATGATATAATAAATACATAAGGAGGTGAAAAGATGAGTAAGAAAATGAAAAAACAAAAGAAAGGAGGGAATAAAAAAGAGTTAATTGAACTAATTACGGCAATAATAGAGTTAATCATAGCAGTCCTAACGCTGATAATTCTATTAGTAGATTATTTCAACTAACTCAAATATCAAGGAACTGGAGTAATCCAGTTTCTTGATTAAATTATAACAAATTTTACTCAAATATACAATGACTAATACAATTTTAATAATAATTATAATGATTTTAAATTTTACAAGAAAAAATTACAGTAATAATAACTATATAAAAATATTCATTATTTTTTTATGTCTTATTGTTATTGTAAGGTGTATAAAAAAACTTACTGATTTTTTTAGAAAGAGAGGTTAATATGGCATCAGGTGGAGCAAGAGAAGGGGCTGGGAGAAAAAAGTTAGATGCAAATAAAAAGAAACTTAATAAAACTTTTAGAATTGATCCCAAGCTTTTCAAAGAAATAGAATTAAAATATCCAAATGAAAAATTGACAAATGTAATAGAAAAAGCATTAATTGAATATTTAAAGAAAGATTAAAAACTATTAAAAGGCACATCAAAAAATGATGTGCTTTTTTATTGTAATTTTTCAAAACATTGTAAATATTACAACACTTATAAAAGAAAAAAGTTATAACAATATAGAAACAAAAATAATGGAGGTGCTTTATGGATTTAGAGTTATTAAAAGCTAAAAAGCTATATGCACAAGGAAAGACAGCAAAAGAAATAGCTAGTGCTTTAAATAAATCATTAGGCACTATCTATCGTTGGATTAAAGATAACAAGGAAGAATTTGAAGAGGCTAGGAAATTAGCAGGAATGACTTTAGATGATGTGGTTGATTTACTAGATGAAACACATAAAAAAATACTAATAGAAATCTCTAAAAATCCTCAAGAATTCAAAGATCCAAAAACTGCTGATGCTTTGGTCAAAGTTGCAAGTGTTGTAGAAAAAGTGACAGCAAGAAGTGAAAAGAAAAAAGAACAAGCTAAAAAAGAAGTTGAGGAAGAAAGAGGGGTGTTGATAGTTGATAATCTCTAAGAAAAAAAGGGAAATTAAACAAGTATCAGAAGTATTAACACCAAAATTTCATGAAGTTTATAAAGCTTGGAAAAGTAATAAGTACACAAAAATAGTTTGTAAAGGCGGAAGAGGATCCGCTAAATCAAGTAATATAGCTTTAATGTTGACACTTGATTTAATTAGAAATCCTATAAATATAGTTTGTATTAGAAAAGTTGGTGAAACTTTAAAGAAGTCTGTTTATGAGCAAATAAAATGGGCAATTAAGCAATTAGGAGTTGAAGACTATTTTGAATATAAGTTAAGTCCTTTAGAAATCAGATACACAGAGAGAGGAAATAAATTTATATTTATGGGAGTTGATGATCCACAAAAAAGTAAATCAATAGTTGATTCAAGTTTTCCAATTACAGAATATTGGTTTGAGGAATTAGCCGAATTTAAAAATGAAGATGAAGTAGAAATGGTACTTGATTCAATATATAGAGGAAAGTTAAAAGATAATTTAAGGTATAAAGGTTTTTTCTCTTATAACCCACCAAAAATGAAGCATAATTGGGTAAATAAAAAATATGAATATACTTTTAAAGAAGATGATGAAATATTTGTACACCACTCAACTTATCTTGATAATCCATTTATTTCAGATGATTTTGTAAAAAGAGCTGAAACAGTAAAGTTAAATAACCCTATGAAATACAAGCATACATACTTAGGAGAACCTATTGGAAATGGAATAGTTCCTTTTGATAATTTAGAAATTAGAACTATTAGCAATGAAGAAATAAAAGGACTTGATAGATTTAGAAATGGAGTTGACTGGGGGTATGGAGTTGATCCAATGGCATTTGTTCGTTGGGGATATGATAAGAAAAAGAGGATAATCTATGCTATTGATGAGTTTTTTGGAGTAGGAATTAAAAATAGAGAGTTAGCTGCTTTTATCATATCAAAGAATTATGATGAATTAGTTATATGTGATAGTGCTGAACCAAAAAGTATAGATGAACTTAGAGAATATGATATCAGTGCTACAGGAGCTAAAAAAGGAGCTGGGAGTGTTGAGTATGGAGAAAAATGGCTTGCTGATTTAGAGGCAATAGTAATTGATCCAAAAAGAACACCCAATATTTCTCGGGAGTTTGAAATGATAGATTATGCAACTGATAGAGATGGAAATGCTTTACCTCGTTTGGAAGATAAAAATAATCATAGTATAGATGCAACAAGATACGCATTTTCTAATGATATGAAAAAAGGGAAGTGGGTATATGAGTATTAAAGAAATTTTTAGAAATTGGTTTTTCAAAGATTGTTCAGTAATGACTGGAGATGGGAAGAGTTTTGAATCCTCTGAATATATGTCAACAATATGGGAACAGCCAGGCTTTATGTTACCAATCAAGAAAAAAATAAAGGCTTGTCAAAACATAGAAATGGGCATCTATACAGGAAAAGAAGATGGTAAGAAAAAAGTTGATAATCATGTTTTAAATAAGATTTTTAGAATGATTAATCCAAATACATCATTTCAGGACTTTATAGATTATTTAATAGTTTGGTTAGAAGGTTCAAATAATGGAGTTTTATTAGAGCTTATAAAAGGATTGCCCTCACTTGCTCCTGATTTATATATACACTCACCAAATAATTTTACAGTGTATTTTGAAGGTAGAAGGATAAGGGAAATAAGAATCCATAATCCAGCTAAAATAATAACTGGGGATGAATTAAAAAACTATATGTGGCTTAGTTCTCCAAACTATGACAACATAATTGATGGAGTTAGTGGAAATGGAATAGGACAAGGAAGGAGCAAACAGAATGCATTAGCAATATTTGGTGCTTATTTATTCAAGGCTTGGAAATGGAACTGGAGCTTGGCAAATAATTTAGGAAAACCAGGTGGAATTCTTCAAACAGAAGGAGCTGTAGATAAAGAAGACAGGGAAGAAATAAGAAGTAAATATTCAGCTCACTATGCTGGAGCTGAGAATGCAGGTAGTCCTCTAGTACTTGGATCAGGACTTAAATACCAAGATACTTCAAAAGCACCTATAGATGCTGACTGGAGTACAGCTGAACAGAAAGCACATGAAAGAGCAGCTATAGCTGCAGATGTTCCAATTGAGTTAGTTGGTGGCGGTGATTCGACTTATCAAAACAGAAAACAAGCTAAAAAAGAGTTGTATAGAGAAGCTGTAATTCCATTCTTTAATAATTTAAAAAATTGGCTTAATTACTTATTAAGTGATTATTTAAAAAATGGTGAGTACATAGACTATGACTTATCTGGAGCGGACGAATTAAAAGATGATATAGCAGATATTATTCAAAAGTTGGAACCTCTTAAAAATAGAATAACTATAAATGAATATAGAAAGATTATATCAGAACTTACTGATTTAAGTTTGGAGCAACTAAAAGGTGGGGATGTCTTACTTATAAATGGTGGAGATATGACACTCGAAGAAATTACAGAGCCAACAACAACAGAAGGCGAAAAGGCTGAGGATGTATGAAAAAGGAAGTTCAAAAAATAAAGGCAATTAAAGCAC